AGGATTACGTTTTCATCAGCTAGAAACGCCAAACGATTCCTAAATAACTGTATGTTCTGAATCTTGCTGCCAACAAAGCTTGGGTCAGGGGCCGTGTCTTCGTCGCCAGCTACCCGGCCTGACCAAGGGAAAGCTTCAAAGGTAAACGTATCGTTAGCATTGCGTATAAGCACATGCGGCATTGTCGTTGCATCAAACAAATACGGAATGTTTGGTGCTACTGTCTCACGCCAAATGCCATGGCCAAACCCGCTGCCTGTATTAGTCTCAAACTTCACGTAATAATTATCTAGGCCGGTGGATTGGCTGCCTAAGATCTCTACAGTAAATCCATGCTCAGCGATAATAGGCAAGTCTGTTAATGTATCAACCGTTCCTTTAATTGCTATTGTCATTTCCCCGGTACGAGTATCTTTAGAGCTAAGTGTGTACGCCCCGCCGTCTGCCTTGGTGATGCGAACAATGTAGTCAGTACTTGTTACCGTGAAACTTCCGCCTAAAGCTGCTTGCAATGAAGCAGCAAGGTTGGTCGCAATCGTTACATTGCTTGGTGCATTGCCACCTGAGTTTTGGGTTGTGTCTGTAACTGTAGTGGAGTTAACAGTAATAGAATATGTCGTTGCATAATCAGCCGTCTTGATAAACACCATACTTTTGGTGCCCCAGTTAGTTGACAGCGTTCCTGCCATAACCGCAGTCTTTTCACGATTGACAATAAACGTGTAGTCAGCAATTGACGCTACCCTAAAAGCTGAACTTGGTTCCCCAGCAACAGTAAGGTAATTAAAGTTAGTGGTAGCGGTAACAGTTTTAACAGAGCCATCTAACCCAAAGACTTTCAACGCACCGCTTTGTATAAATACTAAATACTTAATCGTGCCGTCACGATCAACAATATGGGTAAAGGGTCTAGCTGCACCGGCACTACCGCTAATGATTTTGGCAAGGTTGTAGCAAGGTGGTCGTTTCTTTAGCCCTTCGACTGGGCTTGGCATACAGTTAATAACTTCTTCTGCTTGAGAAGCAAGGCGCAAAGCCGCTGGTTGCTGGCTTACCCCATTAATCAAATTAGGAATTGAGCTACTGACCAGTGGCATGATTACTGACGGCGAAGGGCAGCTGCAGGCATATACGTCATTATGACTCCACTGTGGTTGGGATTACCACTAAGCATACTGTGGTCATTTACAACAGTTTCTTCGTCCATAAACAAAGCTTTTGCTTCCGCTTCGGCGGTCAGGTTTATCCTGGTCAGATCAGCACTGCCAAGGATTGCTTCTTGCAATTGGCGGCCAGACTTAGCAGTGATGTATTGCCTTGCGTACTCCGGCAGTTCTTCCCATTCCAGCATGAATGTAATGTCAGCGTATAGATCTTCAGTGAACACATAAGTATTGTTGTGCCTGTCGTACAGGCTTGCTCCACGTTGAGCAACGTCAACGCTTGGGTAACGCAACCTATCAATTACAACTCGGCTGACGTTAGGCCCCAAAGCAATTTGATTTGTTGTTGTATTGCGTTGCAGTAATTTCTCCCTGTCAGTATTAAACGACCATCCTTCTGACTGCAACCTGCGGCTTACATCATTCAATGTGTCTTGAGCCTGCAGCGCTAAACCGAATTGACCGTTAAGACTATTGACTGGGGCTTCCCCCATCATTTGGAGTACCCGGTTGACAGCTTCTAAAAAGCTAGACCTAGCTAATGCCATGGCGTACCTCTAAAAAAAATGGGAGCTGTAATGCTCCCATTGTGCCGTAAGTTTGGTTGATTAGGTGTCAGCTTACGTCTGTGTGAATTTCAATAGCGCAATCAGGACGCAAGATCCCGGTGCCTAATGCCATGGAAGCAACCATGAACGTACCTTGCCATAAGGCATGAACGTCACCACCAGTGGTTTCCATCTTGAGATCCATCAACTTAACGGTGCCTGCGCACATAGGGTTCCATACCAACGCTACTGACTTGGTGTAGTCAGCATCGTATGCGTTGTTCTCGCCACTTGCCGCAGTGCGGTTAGTGGTAGGCAGATGGTTGGACTTGATAATGTCAATGCCAGCCACCTTAAGAACGGTGCCGTCGGCATAAGCACCTTGGCCGCCCCAGTCGCGGTTAATAACAGTGGTCTCTTGTACTAACTTGTAGTACTCAGCTGGAGCTAGGCAGCAGTAGCGATCACCTTCAGGCAAGCTGTTCTCATCCATTTTCTGTGCTGCTGCAAATAATGCAGTAGCCAGTTGAGCACCAGTGATTGCAGCTTTAGAAGTAGCAACAATCTTGATCCGGGTGCCGCCGGGGAGATCAGTGTTGAAGTTGGTGGCGGTACGTGCGGCCTTAGCAATTACAGCAGCTACGTTTTTGTCGTAGGTGTAAGCAAGTGCATTACCCATCTCAGCTGAAAACTGAGAACGCACGTCATAGTGGTTCTTAGCTTCATCAATGTCAGGCAGGAACACAGAGCTGATCAGCTTGTCGTCAATGTTGACGGTAGCTTCAGCAACTTTCTGTTGGTTGCCAATGATTTGGTTGCCAGGGGTGTGGTAGCTAGCAGAGTTCAAACCAATAATGGGGAACTGTGCAGTTTTACCAGAGCTAATAGTGCGAACCTTGTGAAGGGCTTCAAACACTGTGGATTTACGGAAGGCAGTCAGGACTTCACCAGCCCAGACTTTCAGGAACATAGCGTTGTCGCCGGCAAAGTTGCCGCCGCCAGCGTTATTGACTAGACCTAAGCGCGTTGCGTCAAAATTTGGTGCAGCCATTAATTCTCTCCAAGAGTTGTTGGGTTAGGTTTCCCCGACCTTGAACTCCTCATCCACTGGGGGTGTCCGTCGCAACGGGCCGTCGTATCAGTGAGTGGGTCTAGGTGCGCAAACTATAGTACAAAAGAATGGCCCCGGTAACCCAGGGCCATGAATTAGAAAACGTTAGATCTGCTTAGTTTTGCCTGTACTTTCTTCCTGAATGCAGGATCTGACTTGTACTTAGGATCACCCATTGCTTCAACAACTTGTGCTGTTGACTCGTACACATCCCCATCAGTACTAGGTTTGCGGCCACCGTACAGTCTGGGTTCACGACCAGCTGAGGCAGTGTATCTGGCGTAGATGCCAGCGACAGCAAGCTTAATTGCTGACAATGGTTGAGTATTAACGATGTTGTCGTAAGCATCAACTTCGTCTTTGCTTAGGTTGGTGGCAGCCCATTCAACCATTGCGTTGTACTCTTTATCTCCACCAACAACAGCCTTTACATCATTGACCTGCTGCATATTCATTTGAGAATCAGCAGCAGCCTTGTAATTCAGGCCAGCCAGGTAAGCGTCAACCATCTCAGCTGAGAAACCAGCTTCATTTAGCTGGTCATAATCCGCTTTGTTTAGCTCGCCTGATTCTTGCCAGCGGCTATTCATGTCAGAGAAATCAATCTCTGCTTCTTCCAGCCTGCTGCCAATCAGATCGCCATAGATCTCTTTAGCTCCACGAACATCAGGTTGTGCTTCGCCTTCTGGCTCCGCTTCTTCTGTGTAATCTGGCTCTTCTACGTTTTGCTCGTTGCGGTCTTTGCTGTATTGAGACTGCAGCTCTTTGTACGCCTTCTCTAATTCGTCAACAGATTTGTACTTGCCAGCTAAAAGGTTTCCCTCCTCGCTGGTATCTTCTTGCTGGTCTGCTTCAAGGAAAGCAATGTTGTCAGCTGATAATGCTGGCGACTCTTGAGTCCTAATGGTTACGGGTTCAGGCATGGTGGTGGTAGCAACGGTTAGTTAATGGTGATTTGCTGGGGGTTGTCGTAAGTGACAACAGGTGCAGGCAGAGGTGCCACCCAAGGAGCTCTTACAAAAGCAGGATTGGCTTCAGTAATTACGATCTCACCCGAGGGGGGGTGGGGTTCCACCGCTGGGTTCTTGGCCAGGAGGGAGACCTCCTGATAATTGTTGCTGGCTTGCAACGTCGGGGAGTCTGTTAGGGACTCCTTGTTCACTGAACTGCGGGCCATAAGGTGCTCCATCTTGTGTGTAGTTTTTAACCAAATTGCCTAAAGCGGGGGACTTCAAGCCTTGGCTTAAAGTGTTCATCTGTTGTTGCTGTTGCATCTGCTCATTAGCCGCTGAAGCTTCGCCGTCAAGTTGCTCTTTCGTCTTAACCAAATTGGTAGTGTCGATAGATTCACTGTTGGCTAAACGCCGCAACGCCTCGTCTACATTAATGTATTTCTGCAATACTTCTGGCCCTAATGCTTGGCCGATAGTAGTTAAGAAGTCTACCAATTTGTTTCTATCGTCACCACGCCCAATGGCTTCAAGGCCAGTAACAGGTTTAGGATTAACTAAAGCTTTACCTCCTTCGCCTTTGGGGAAAGCCGGTAGCTTGCGTTGCTTACGCATGACGTACATTAAGCGACGCACTAACGGCAGCTGTAACTCTTGAGTAAGGATTGAATACAAGCCACCAATACCAGCTTCTAATTCCTGACTCATGTACTTGATCTCTTGCGCTGTTACCCGTTCACCTGGCCGTTGGATAGCAGTATTAAGTAGGAACGCAAACTGAAGACGGCCTTCAATACGTTCAATAATGCTGGTTGCAATAGATAGGTCTTGCGCTTTTTCGCTTTGGATAACAGTTACGTCAGCGGCATTACCTTGGATAATTGCACCGTTAGGGGCATTAGCCAAAGTGCGTGGCCGCGTAGTGCCGTTAGGGTTTACAAGGAATAAGATCTTGGCCGCGGCTGCACTACCTTCAAGCACTGCTTGGTAAAGCGATTCAAGTGCCAACAGATCACCGTAATATTCTTCAACGTAACCACGCCCATATTCTTCTCCGTCTACACGGTTAAACCGCAGTGGTATCCATGGTGATACGTCAGCGTCACACATGCCGTGAGTATTAGGGATCTCCTTGCCATAAGCCTCTTGATACCAGTGCACCTTGCCTTCTTCGTATTCGACGTGGGTATAAAGCTTGCAAGTCTTTTGGCTTGCGTACCCTTCCTTGTCAGAATCGTCTTGGCTTTTTACTTCATCTAAGAATCCTTCAGGCAATACTTCAGGATAAACTTCTTCTTCTACTACGATTTCGCTGACGTTCCCCATGGGATCACGGCTTAACGCATAACGGTTGAGGTGTATTACACGGAAGCCTTCTTCCGCTACATACAACAACACGTTGCCGCCAACCAGTAAATGTTTAAACGCTTCGTGCATGGACGCACGGCCATTAGCCGTCTCCATCGCTGACATAACTGCGTGCTCTACGTTGACTAAAGCGCTATCAAATTCTGCCTTAATTTGTGGTCCATTTTCTGTAGCACGTAACACAAGATCGTCGATCTCTAACTTAAAGAATGCAGCGTTAGGCGGGAACAGGGTGATCAGTAACTTACTGGCCAAGTAGTTAACGCCTCTTGCCCCAAGCGATTGGTACGGGGTCTTAAGACTGCCGCGATCCTTTTCGCCTGAGTCAGGTATCAAGGTAGGGATGGTCACCTTGCTGCAATCTCTTGCCCGTTGCAGGTACACATCACGCATTGAAACCAACCGCTGGTATCTAGCGGCTGCGGTTATCCCGCCCTCATCGTCTTTCATCTCAGCAGCCGTATGCGATTGCCGGTCTACGTTGCTGGTTAGTTTTAGATTCATTAGGGGGTAGGAATAGATAAGCCGCCAACGCCACCAGCTCTATCAATGCGCAGCTTCTTGCGACCCAAACCTTGACGCATTTTTGCCAAAGTATTTTGAGCGCCTCCTGCTCCAGCTTTTGATTGGGCAGCGGTTGGTGCGCTTAGGGCTGACGCAGTTGAGCTTGCGACTGGGGCAGGTGGTGGTGGAGGTGGTGCTTGTTGTATTTGTAATTGTTCTCTGTATTGGTCCTCCTGCGTTTGCTTTGCTTCTTGCTGTTGCGCCCTTGAACTTTCTGAAGTTTGTTTTATTAAGTCCGCCATTTGCTGCTGATAAGCGCTTTGGGAAGCTTGCCTGTCAGCGCTTTGTTGGGTTTGGTACGCTTGCTGCTGTTCGTATTGCTTCTGCTGCATAGCCATGTAATCAGTTTGTTGCTGCTGTATCTGCGCCTGTTGCGCTGCAAGCGCTTGGGTTTGCTGGTCCCGCTGCGCTTGTGCTTCTGCGATTATGCGGTTCTGATCTGCCCTATAAGCTTCTTGTTGCTGCGCTGCTTGGGCTTCTTGGGCGGCGCGTTGAGCTAACGCTGCTTCTTGTTGTACTCTTTGCTGCTCTCGTTGATCCGCCGCTTGTTGCTGTGCAATTACTTGCTGATACATATTTGCAGTTGCGTTTGGTCTTGGAGCCGCGCCACCGAAACACATGAGTTAACTCGCAAAGTCCTGTTGCTGTTCATCGTAGATTGCCCGCAACATGCGCACAACCTGCCGTTGCCCAACCTTAAACCAGATTTCCCGGTCGGTGTCGTCCATGCCTGGGCTTCGTTCTGGGATTAAACGGTCCAGCATTTGGATTAATGCTTCGTCAATTACTGGCCAGAGCTGATCATCCATAAGCTTGCATCTCCTTGTCTATGTTTGGTTCCCATAATCGCACAACGTTGTTTGCGTAGTTGTAATCCCCATCACGCAAGATGCGAGCAAGCCTTGCGTTAAGGATCGCCCCATTAAATTCCAGCCCTGCTTTTGTGTATGCACGTAACACTGCTGCCCACATCCCAGCTAAATCTTGGGTGCCTTCTAATATTTTTGCTGCAGTTTTTGGCCCGCAACCTTTGATGCCTGGGTAGTTGTCAGCATTGTCGCCAGTTAAAGTTTGCTTCATCCAATTTAAATTTGCTTCCTTCTCTGTCGTACAGACAAGCTCATTGTTAACCAGCAATTTGCCTGGGATGGTACGCATATCTTTATCAATCGCCACCATTATTGGATCGTTGATAGTGCCGTCAGTCATAAGCAAACCCATTACGTCGTCGCCTTCCAGGCTTGGGATCACCTTGCTTGGGTAGGCATTTATTAACGCCTTCCTTGACGCTGCAAGTGCAAGCGGCTTGCGTCTGCCAAAACGGTTTTGCTTGTATTCCGGGAATAGCGAGGCACGAAAACCTGGGTAATCTGACAGGCACATAATCAAATCACTATGGCCTGTTAATTTTTTCCATTGAACAATCTTCCCTTGGATAAATGCTTGCACCGCAAGAGGCTCAGAGTGCAGGGTATGCACGTCTTCTGTCCATCTAATGTCTTGCTCAGACGCAGCACAAGCTACATAGAGCAGCCAATCAGCATCAATCAAAAGTGTCATAGCAATCTCCTGAATAAAGAACAGAACCTTTCAGCTCAAAGGT